CGCATTAAGTAGCCGACGAAATACGCAAGTGCTTCGTCAGACCCCTTCTTTTCTCTTACGCCTTTGTCCACTAGGATGTGATTGGCAATGTGGACGCACTCATGGGCAAGGTTGGATATTTTATCAACGCTCATTTCCCATTCTTTTAGAAAAATAATTCTAGACTCACCACAATACGAGATTGCATCAGCATATTCCAGTTCAGCAAATGTTTCTGGTTCACGATTTGGGAACTTTTCCCTGTACCATTTTTCTGCTTGTTCTTTATTAACGGGCCAAACCATGAGGCAATGATCATTCCAAAAGTCTATATCTAAATAGAACTCGTTAGGATTCATTGATGAAGTAATAAGGGATGGACAACATTTTTCCATCTTTAAAAACTTTAAATTCTTTTACTTGGCACTATCCAGCCAATACCTTTTGCCTTAATCGCAATCGTTGTTGAGAAGGGCCAAGTCCTGTAAATTGTTGTATTTGCTCACGACTTCTCCAGCCTTCGGGAATGGCATCTTCTATTTGAAAGAACTTTTTCCATTTAAGGGCTTCATTGGCTGAAGATAGAAGGTCAGCTTCGGATGGGTTTAGTTTCTGACGGCTCATAGGTTATTAGTTTGGTTGCTGGAAGTTCACCGCTTTGACATCCACGCCAATCTAGGATGCCAATGCCGGGGCGACAAATAGAATCTCCTACTACTTTGTGACCATATTTTGTGAGCAATTGCCAAGCAGGAGTTGCCATGAAAATACCTGATCCATCATTGAAAATACCACCCGTGTGCCTATGGCCTCGTAAATATATTTTTGGAACCCTATGACCAACACGGGAGTAATTCTGTCGAGCATTGCCCATCGTTATAGACATTGCCCCTGCTTCAAGGTATGCCCTAGAACTGGTCGGCATATGGTGGGCAATATCAATCAAGGTTCCGTTAATTTCAACGAGTCCTTTGTCTCCTAGCCAGATTGCCCCAATCTCTTTGGCAATCATCTTTTCCCAATCTCCAACGTGGCATTCTGTTCCTGCTGTCATGTAAACAACTGATGCCATTTTAGCCAATGGCTTGAGGCATTCAACAGCCGCAAGTGCATGGTCAAAATTTAATGCCGCCACAACTTCCGTTGTTCCATGATGCCTTCCCTCAATGCAATCGCCATTAATAAAAAGTGCAAATGGATCGTTTTTAAAGTGGCCTTTAATCTTTTTGTTTTTGTCTTGCCAGCATTGCCATAGCCATTGCTGGTGAAGATTGTTTCCAAGGCTAACTTTATTTCCTGTGCTTGTGATATGATCATCAGGCCAAAGACCAACAGATGACCCACAATGGAGATCCGATACTACAACCGCACCAACAGGGGGTTTTGATTTAATCATTGGATTGTTTTTTTATATCCTGCGGAGGCTTATCAGAAACTAGATTCTTTAGTAATCGGGATGCATCACGCAAGGATATTTCCTCATCCTCCATCATTTGTGCAAGCATCTGCATCAACTTAATCCGTTCCGTAAGATGGTGAAGGTAACTGATAAGATCCAATTGCTCATCCTTTAGGTTCCTTGCATACCATCCTGCTCCTGCTGTCCAGAACTGGGTTTTGTGTTCTGCGCTTCCTTTAAAATACTTATCCAATCCAGCTACTGTTGCTTCTGACCAAATATCAAGAGCATCTTGTTCTGGAGTCATGTCACTTTTTTTTAGGTTTTTTACCTTTGGGTTTTTGAATTGACCCATAACCAACTCTAGCAGATCGGAGAATTGCATTTGGTTTTGCGGATGTTGTGGTTGCTTTCATAGGCTGTTTAAAAATCGTTTCCAAATTTGTTTGGGACGAATACAGCTTGCCACGTTGCATACATGGCAAGAATTTTCATGGCAAGTGTTTAATGCAGAAAAGCAATATGGGCAGTAGTTGTTTACATAGTAAACCCAACCCAAAAACATTTTTAGAATGTATTTCAATTTTTTAAAACACTAATCCCGATGTAACCAGCGGCATCAGAAGAAATATTGATATTTACATTCTGAACATTTGACCAAGTTGCTTCATTTGGAAGTTCAACAACAGATGAAAGGGCAGTAAACAAAGATTGAATGTCTGAACTATTAAGATCAGATTGAGTATATTCGGATTTGGCGGTTACAATGATGGGCATATTTTTATAGGTGTGAGTTAAGAGTATTGAGACAGTTTGTGTTTAAGGTCAATGCTTTTGTAGAGATAAAGAAACAGAAAAGAGTAAAGCAAATTCCCCCCTTATCCCCCCACCCTCAAGTGAGAAAGCCTGTCAGAAAAGAAAAGAAACTACTGCTCACCGATAATCTGCAAGCAGGGTGTTTCTCCTCGTTTCTTACGGGTATGGAGTTTTGGTTCTCCAAAGCCGAGTTCTTGGATCATGTGGTACGCATTCACACCCATCCTCACTTGCTATAACGGGTAAGCCCCGCCGAGTGGTGAAGCACTACAGCGGGGCTTTCGTTTGTTTGAGGAAAGTCTTTTTTGAATGCTTCACCATTCAGTTTTTCCAACTTATCAAAAATGATAATTCCGTCAACTACTTTTTTTAAAAACCATCTGGATCGGGAGTGGAACCACCATATCCCCAATCTTCTTCCATTTCCGCTTCTTCCGTATCTCCCTTTGAATGGATCAAGCGATTCTCGAAATCCCGAATCTCCAGAATGTCCAAGGATTCGGCCTCTTCTTCAAAGTTGAATTCAAGTCCTGCCCTTCGGAGCATTTGCACGGCATAGGTAAAAGAATCAGCCAAATCGGGTGATTTCTTCAACCGCTGTTTCATGTCTAGCTTTTTTTCTACCGAAACCTTTCTGCCCTTGTGGGAGTAAAGCCTAGAACAAAGTTCGTTCACTACTTGGGAATGTCTTTCAACGTCTATACCAACCAAGGAGCGGGTGGACATGGCGGTATGAACAGCAAACCAATACTCCGTAACCAAGCGATCATACGCTTCTTTGCAAGTTCGCTGATCTAGGTTGCTAATTTTGCGTTCTGTAGGCATCCCCATAGATGAAATGGGGAACACAAACATTGCTTCTGGATTATATTTACTCCATTCAATGATGATTGCCCTCATCATTTTGCCGCCGTCACCAGATATATCCAATCCAAAGTCCCTTGGATGGACTCCATATTCAAGACAATCTCTAACTACTTGTATTGCAATACTTTCTTCAAACACCTCTCCTACTGAACTATTGTATTCTCTAGTTCCAAGGTAATAGCCAAGGCTTCTGCCAGTATCGTTTGGCCCAAAACGGCAAAATGTAGCCGCACATCTATCTCCTCCTGCGGTAAATGCAGGGTCAAAGCCGCAAACAACCTTTGTTTTGCCACTCCAAACTGGCTCCCAATTGATGTCGCATCCTTGGATGAACTGTTTTGAGAAGATTGTGAGTTCTACAGAGGAATCAGGCCACCATCCATAGACATTTCGCCAGTATTCTAGGGCATTTTTGTTGCCATAGCATCGCTTTAGGGTAGCGGCTTCGCCTTGAATAGTCAAAAACCGATCAAATGGCGGGATTTCTGCATCAGGAACTTGGAAATTAGGGCTATCTTCACCAGAAAGGTGAAGAGCAACGCCTGTTCTGGTTGTCCATTTGTGTGTATAGCGGTTTACGGACTCCCATTCCAAGGGATGATCTGGCTGGCAAAGTTCAGTATGGGGGTTATTTGCTGTTGCCGCTGGGTTTGCCATGCCTCCAAAGATAAAGTCTGGATTTGCTCCAAGGTTTACACGGGTATCTAGGGCATAGAGATCCATTTCTGCCAACTCGTCCAAAAACAAGCGCATACGAGCATTTTTGCGCCCTCTTGTGTTTTCTACAGAGCGTTTTCCCTCACCTCCTTTGGGAAAAGCCAAGGCTTTGATGGCATTTGTGTAGTCTCTTTCTGAATCTTTTGTGTCAATAGACTCAAAAACAATCATCCTGCGATACTCTACAAGGTTGCCAATAGAAGCATCTTTTCCGTATTTAGCCTGTAGGTTACGCATGGCAATTCGGTAAAGGGTACAAACCTTGCCCCACAATCGGTCTTCGGACGCATCCAAAGAGGTAGATGCTACATATGTTGAAGTGAAATCAGGAGCGCAAAGCCAATCAATGATGATACAAGCCGCAACAGAAAAGGTTTTTCCGCTAGATGCACACCCTGCAATGCCCCAATCGTTCTCGTTGCAGAACAAATCTATAATGTCCAAGGCGTAATTGTTTGGGATTCCTTGAGAATGGAGCAAAACATCATTGCCATAAATCAACTGGAAGCAATTAACCATGTGTTGTGCAGGGTTAAGCAATCCGCATTCATCCAACTTAATCCCCATCTTGATTCGCTCACGCCTTCCAAACTCTCCACGAGTCAATCTATATGCAATTAACTCCCTGACAAATTGGTGCTGGTTTTTGAAGAAGGGGATTCCGTAATCCGTATCTTGTGGAACATCCAAACAAAGGTTTTTATAATTCATGCACAATTACTATTGACTTATTTTATAAATTAATACAAGCATTTGAACTGCATGAGACTCAAAGATAAAAACGGATCAATCCCCGGAGGACTCTGGTATCAATATAACGACGATCAAGGTAATACTTATCGTGTTAACGGAATGGATCTTCCTTTTGGTAAATCATTTTCAAGAAAGG